GGTTTATTTGTTTTATCACCTTTAGGTGATACAGTATCAGTTACAGTATCAGTTACAGTGTCAGTTACAGTATCAGTTACAGTTACAGTTACACCGCTTGTTTTCAGTTCTGATTTCAATACTGATTTCAGTTCTGACTGCTCCTTTTTCTGTTCTGATTTCAGTTCTGATTTCAGTTCTGGTTGTTCTGATTTCAGTTCTGATTTCAGTTTTTGCGGTTCTTTATTCGTTTTTAACTTATTTTCATGACTAAGCCTTGCCGCTTCTATACGTTTCTTTTTGGCTTCATATTTCTCGATGTCCAGATCTATCAGCGATTGGAGTTTACCAAAGGCGTATTCCACGTCTGAATTTTCAAATGTGGGATAGATACCATCAAACGCATATTTTGTAATGGCTTTTATAAACTGTCCGGCGGTTTCATCGGACATAAGCCCAATCATGGCTCCCCAACTCTCATATATGACAAAAGATCTTTTACTCATGACCTCCCCTCCATGCCTTATACATTTCTATGAACGTATCAAGCTGTACGCACACAAGCCACTCTCCCCTGTCGCGTCTGAAGAATACCGCAGGCTTTCCATCCTGTCTCTTTTCCGCTTCTTCCTTTGCCTGTTCCATGGCTTTATGTATATTCAGCTTTTCCACCCGTTTTACTTCCGGGTGGATGCCGTCAAGACCTACAATGTCAGATTGATGATGGAATACATAGCCGCGATGGACGTTAAAGCCTTTATCGTTAAGGATGGCGGCAAGCTCTCGCTCCGACCTTGCCCCCTTATTCCTTGAAGCTCTGCCACGCCTTGCATTGTCAGCTTCTTTGATCATGCAAACGGCACCTCTTCCTCTACCATCATCCAGCTATCTTCCTGCTTCTCTTCTTTTGTCTCTTCTTTTGTCTCTTCGTTCGCCTTTTTTGATTCGGCAAATTCGATATGGTTTGCTATTATCTTTGTGGCATATTTTGTCACGCCGTCTTTTTCATATTTGTCTATCTGTATTTCACCTTCGACAACTATCTTTGTGCCTTTTCGGAGATATTTCTCCGCAAACTCTGCATTTTTGTTGAACGTTACGCAATTGAAAAAATCTGCATTGGGTTTCCCGTCCTTTTTAAGCCTCCGATCTACCGCAATGCTAAAAGATCCGATCGTAACATCTCCGCCCTGTGAAATTCTTATTTCAGGGTCTTTTGTAAGCCTCCCCATCAGTATAACCAGATTCATATCACACCTCCTCAAATACTATGGTCTTTTTATGTACTATCGCTAATGCGAACTCGCTTCGCGCACCGTTTGAACGTTCCCAGCCATTAAGCATATAAACCACATCGCAGCTCTTGAGCATTACGTGAGACATTTCCATGTACGTATCATACTTTGTGCCGTCCGGCATCTGCGCATTTACCTTCGCCGGATTGACGGGAATATAGCCCGAATTTCTGATCATTTCCTCTGCTTTGGAAAACCTCTCCATATAGTCTTTTGTGCCTGTTATTGCACCGCTTATATATACCCTCATATTTACGCCTCTTTTATTCCCAGATAATCAAACAATGTAGGTGATGTAACGTCCGTTTCTGCGTTTTCAAGATACCCCAGAGCGTCCCTAAAATAATCGGGATTAAGCTCGCACATAATGCCTTTTCTGCCTAACAATATAGCTTCATAAGGTACTGTACCGATGCCCCCAAAAGGATCATAGACAAGCTCATTTTTGTTTGAAAATCTGTTAATGATTCTCTCTACAATTTCAAGCTGTAAAGGGCAAACGTGCAACTGCTGTCTGCGTCTCGATTGCTCTGTATTTAAAGTCTTCATCCGGTTTATATCGTCCCACACATCTGCTATGTTCCATGAAGCTGGGGGAACTATCATATATACCGCCGGAAGTTTGCCCTGTTCATCCAGTTTTTTGCAAAGCTCAACGTGCTCTTCGTAGCTGTAAATATGCTCGCGGCTGTACTTGCGGTATAAAGCGCCTAAAACCTTGTGATCTGTCACCTTCATGACCTCTTCCTTTGTCACAAGTCTGTCTCCATTCGTACGCCAATAAGCATGGGCGTCAAGCTGCCATTGTGCCCTTGTGTATTCCTCTTTTGTTTTGGTAACAGGAACGTCAGCATAAGCGGTGGATCTGTCGCTTGGAAGTTTCCTGAAAAGCAAGACATATTCAGGACATCCCACGCCCATTTTTGACCCGTCCTTGCACTGCTCTGTCCACCCTAAACGGTACGTTTGATTATTCTCCCGTACAACGTCTGTTACTACCGTGATCATGCCGAAATACTGAAAACCATGTTTTATATAATGCGTGATACAATCAGCGTGAAAAGGCTCTATGGTAGGCATTCCCGTCCCCGTTGTATTGCCAAATAATACCCTGTCCTTTACATGAATTGCGGCTACTCTTCCGGGCTTCAATACTCGCAATAATTCGGGTGTTAAAAAGTCCATCTGCTCAAAGAACCTTTCGTCATTTTCATTGTGCCCAAAATCGTTATAATTGCTTGAATATTCATAATGATTTCCAAACGGGATAGACGTATGTATAAGGTCAACAGAGTTATCTTCCATACGTCTTGTCTGTTCCACACAATCATCATTTACCGCCGTATATAAATTGCCATTTACTGTCACTGTCTCAACTCCCATTTTCCTTTCTAATTTTTTGAAACGGCTGACGTTATTCAGTCCGTATTTTTTTACTATTTCCGTCATTTTCTTAACCATATGATTATGGTTTTTCCATTTCTCTTCCAAAGTGTTTCTTATCTCTTGCTCGCTTTCCATGTAAACAATATCTATTTTTACCGGGTCTTTTTGCAAAAATCTGTAACACCTGTGAACGGCTTGGATAAAATCGTTGAACTCATAATCTATTCCAACAAAAAGTTCCCTATGGCAATACCTTTGGAAATTACATCCGCTCCCGGATAGTGATTTCTTTGTTGCAAATAGTTTCGTTCTTCCGTAAGAGAAATCCAAAACCCTCTGTTCTCTAACGTCATAATCCATTGATCCGTCAATATCGACTATCTCAGGCATGAGCTTTTTAAGACAATCTCTCTCTGCGTTTCTGTCATGCCATATAACAAAATGATCCTGTGGAGATTCGTTTATAATCTCCATTGCCTTCCTGCACCTTTCTTCAATGGACTCTTTTTTTATTTTCGCAGCTTCCTTCAATCCGGCTTTTGCATCAGTGAAAAGCGAGAACTGCCCGTCACGGTCTATTGCTTTTCCGTACTCAATAGGGATTTTGTGCCATTCCACCTCAAGCGGCGGCAGCTCATAGCCATCGTCCGAATAGGTGGGGTTTAAATCTGACGGTTTGCTTACAAACAGCGCCCAGCTTGAAATCCAAAGCCAAAACTCTTCCTCTTGTGCCGGGTATAGCGTCAAATTGTTTGCTTTAGTGCTGTCCCGTTGGAAGAACCTCGTCAGTGCCTGCCCCGTGTCCATAACTTCGAGGTATCCTGCATAATGGATAAGCTCTTTGTATTTGTTGGGTGAAGGCGTAGCTGTCGCAACCAGCTTATAAGGAACATTTTTGAACTTGTCCAAAAACGTCTGATACGTCTTGCTCCCGAATGATCTCAACACGGAGGCTTCATCAAGTGACGTTGCGACAAAAGCTTTAGGATCTATATCCCCATCACGAACCCTTTCATAATTCGTTAGCAGTATCTCATTTCCAGATACCTCGTTTACTTCTGCCATGGTCTTTACATACCTTGGCTTTTCGTAATGCAATACTTCGACTGCGTCGTGTGTAAACTCTTGCTTTACTCCTAACGGCAAGACTATAAGCGCCTTGCCGCCGAACTTCTTAACAACCTGATAACAGAACTCGTATTCCTGTACGGTTTTCCCCAGCCCGAAACTTTCAAACAGCGCCCTCTTGCCGCCTTTCAATGCCCACGCAACCGCATCTTTTTGGTGTGGCATTAAAGCGGCGTTTAAGTCATCCCGATCAACCTCAAACCCACTATCAACAGCAAGCTCTATTTTGGTTGCTAAAAACTCCTTATAGGTCATCTTCATTCCCCCATTCAACCACTTCTCCATCTCTCATTGTGTACCATGTATCAGCCTTATATTTTTCGCCGTCAATTTCTATCATTTTTGCACCGTTTAATGTCCATTCGTTTTCTTTCCAGTATTTGCTTTCGTTTCCTGTCCAATCTGCTAATACTATTCTTGCCCCTTTTACGCCTTTTGCCCGTCCTTTATAGCCCCATGCTACAGCTATTGCACACGGATCGTTAGCCTCTGAGGAACATTTGTATCCCGTGGCTGATGATGCTCCACAGTTTCCCGTGGCTGATGATGCTCCATAGTCTCCCGTGGCTGATGATGCTCCTTTGTATCCCGTGGCTGATGATGCTCCATAGTCTCCCGTGGCTGATGATGCTCCACGGTTTCCCGTGGCTGATGATACTCCACAGTCTCCCGTGGCTGATGATGCTCCACAGTCTCCCGTGGCTGATGATGCTCCACAGTATCCGTTGGATTTAGCTTCGGGCTTTATCTTTGACATAGTAAATTCTATTGCCGCTTGCACTAATCCAGCTATTGATATCCTGCCACCGATATGAATCTTTGTAGCAACACATTTATTATCCTCTTTTTGAATATCTCCCTCTAAATCTACTTCGTGATATTCTGATTGATTTGGTGAATAATAAGAAAAGCAGTCTAATGGATATTCACAAGCGTGAAATCCACTTTCGCACAGCTCCGCTTTTTCAACTTCATAGTTTTCTCCTTCCTTATACTGAAATTCTCTGCAAGTCATATCTTTATCGAATCCCTTATATGCTTTCATCTTCTGAATCTCCTTCATTCTTCTTTTTCAAATAACTCCATTTATCAAATACCAAGTCCTTTACATTCCAGTCGGGATACATATCTTCAAGATATTCCTTAAAATACTCCTTCATGATTGTGCTTTCCATGCCGTTATCAAGCTGTTTATGATGCAAGGCACAACCCCACGCTCCGTTTTGCTCAATGCCTTTGCCACCCTGTGAACGTGCTACATAGTGCATTATCTGTGTAGCCGGGAAACCGCTATAGCCCATCCGCTGGCAGAATATGCAGCTTTTATCCCTTTCTTTTATCCGTTTCCTCACCTCTTTGGGAAACTCACAAGCCTTACTCCGTCTGCCCATTCAAGACCTCCTGCATGGCGCTTATAACGCCTGCTACTTCCTCATATAGTTCATAACGTCCGATAAAAGACTTCATGTCTTTTTTCATTCGTTCAATCACCACTGCACGGGTGTTTTTGTTCTCAAGCGCATCTATGACATTTATATATTCTGTGCGCTCCTTTTTTGATACAACCTTGACGCTTACGAAAGCCGAGAGCTTCTTTTCTTCGCCCTCTGAAGTTTTCACAACCACCCTTAATCCGTTTATGATGTGGGCGCTTGTTGATAGTCTGTACTTTTCAGCCGCTTTCGTATCATCCCACTCAAACATATTATGGATGGGGCTGTCAGGGTCTTTTGCTACATCAAGTAATTTTTCGCTTGTCACCTTCCCTTCTGTTTCCTCTATCTGTTCAACAATACTTCCTACAATGTTGGGATCTATACCGAATTTGTATGATCCCCATGAGTAAACATTTCCCATGTGCTCATTCTCCTTTTTTAAAATCATGCCCCGACAGACCTTGCATTAACGCACCACACCTCGCCTGCCATGACTTGACGCACCGCGCCGCGCCTCGCAATACCATAACTCACCACTCCTCGCATCGCCTGCCCTGCCATGCCCAACATCGCCATAACGCACCTTGCCTGCCTCAACAGAACATACCTCACGCCCCTTGATGCGCCTAAACTCGCCTGCCTCACCACGGCACAACATGACAAGCACCGCCACGCCTGCCAAAACAGACCACACAGAAACCAACCTCCCCTACCTCGCCTGCCGACCCGACCTAAACCAGCCCCACAAAAACTGAACATGTCTTGCCCCGCCTGCCACGCCATAACTCACCGAAACCGGACTTACCTAGCCTGCCCCGCCCTGGCTTGTCTTGCGATACCTTGACTTAACTATCCACGCCTGCCTCTTTATCAGTTATCACATGGAAACGTCCGTTATTGCCGTCCTTCTGCGGTCTCCATTCGCCAATGCCATTAGCGAAGCCGCCCATGTTTATCATGTTCACTATCTGCGCCGGGGTTATTACTCCGGAGTTGTAGTTGATCTCAAGAACCGCACGCCATTCATCAAATTCACCTCTGTACCGAAGGTCAGCCGTCCCCATTCCGACTGTAACTGTGTCTTCTCTCATGTGAGGGGTTCCGAATATCTCCACATATTCATCATCTATGTGAAACGCTCCTCTTGGCGTGGTCTTGTTCTTTGTCAGCTTCTGCTGATAAGCTGCATCAACCGCGCAAGCCTTGAAAGCCCTTGAAGGAAATCCAAAACGCGCTTCTCCGCTTTCGATCAGTGCTTTGTACACCTCTTTTGGTGTGTCCTTGTCTATGCCGTCATTCA